TTGTGCGTGCTTTCCCTGCACGTCGCGCTTGCGATGTCGGTGTGTGCGGCTTCCGACGTGCAGGTCGAGCCCCCGATAGCCGAGCAACTCGGCCCGGGAGAGCGCGTGGGTGATCTGGCCGTACATCGGGGTCGGGGTCCCGATCAAGTTCAGGTGGCGGGTCACGGCCCCGCGCCGGTAGCAGCCCTGGAGGGGGTAGGCGAAGTCGGCCTGCTCCTGTTCAGCCGCCTCGACCAGGACCTCGACGTGGTCGGGCGTGAACCGCTCGTCGTCGGCCGCCCACATCAAATAGTCGCCGGCGCTCAGCCACTGGGCGACCTGGAACGGGACGGCCGAGATCGAGTTCGCTAAGAACCGCGACCAGTGCCGGCCGAGGATCGTCCAGCGGACCGGTAGCGACGGGGCCAGCGCGGCCGCCCCGAGGATGCCTCGGTACTCGGCGTTGATCGCCTCGTCCTCCGATGGCTCGACGGCGACGCACAGCTCCAGCGGGCGGTAGTTCTGCTCCCGCAGGTTCCCGATCAGTTCGGCGAGCATGTCGGGGCGGTTGTAGGTGCCGCAGATCGCCGAGACGAGCGGGCGACTCACCGGCGCCGAGCCGGTGTGATAGGCACACGGACCCGATCCGCTCTCGCCACACGCCGAGCAATACGGTCGGCCGGCCACATCGTAGGCTACGGGCGGTTCATGCATCGCCGATCCTCACACGCTCCTCCCGGGCGGGTCGAGCGGCGCCGGGCACATCAGCCAGCGATGTTCACGATCCTCGCCGATCCACAACTCGGGAAAGAGCGCGTCATACGGCCGCCAGGTCACCTGCCGGCCGAGCAGGTTGTCCAGGAACGCCGCCGCTGCCGCCCGGCTGCTGAACACGTCGCACCGCCGGACCCAGAGATGGATCGACCGCTCATCGTCGGAGTCGAACGCCCACGGCTCCGGGCGGTAGAGCAGCCAGACCCGGCCGTGGCTGCCGTCCGGGGTGCGCTCCCGGAGCCGCATATCCTCGGGGCAACGGTGGTGCTCGATGCTGTCGCAGTGGGTCAAGCAACGGGAGCATTGGACCCGCATCAGTAGCACCTCACGATAATCTCCTCTCGCCAGTGGACGAGCCCGCCCCAGAGCGCGACGGTTTCCAAGGCGTGCTTCCAATCATTCGACCAGCCGCCGATCCGGCCCGGCACGTTGGGGGTCGCCAGGTTCTGGCCGGTGATGACCTGCTCCTCGAGGCGCTGCTGCGACCAGAGGACGACCGGCCGGCCGTTGCCGCGATTCGGGGAGGGGTGCATCTCGGCCCGGAACATCACCGGCCCCTCGCCGACCTCTTCGATGGCGGCCATGATGGCCGGCAGCGCACCGGGGATGTAGGCGTCGTCGTCGCCAATGTTCAGGATGTGAGAACCCGAGGCCTGCTCGTAGCCGTAGCGAAGTCCTGGATAGCCCCAGTCGTGGTAGCCGGCGTCGTGCTCCAGGTAGGTGACGCCCTCGGCGCGACAGGCGGCCCGGACGTCCATCAGCAGCGGCGAGTGGGTGTCAGCAACCACCAGGACCTCGGCCCGGTAGCCGTCGTGGAACTGCGCCCAGAGGGAGGCCAGGCATCTCGGCAGGGTCGCTCTGCCCTGCGTCGGGATCACGATCGTCAGGTCCGGTCTCATTGGTCCAACCGGTGCGAGAAGGTCACCATCGGGACGTGGGCCCAGATCGCCCCGCGCGCCATCCAGTCCGAGACCAGCGACCAGTCGACGGGGTGGCTCCCCCAGCGCGGGAACCCGAAGCGGTGCAGGTTCGCGGCTCTGAACAGATAGTGCGTGATCTGGCAGTACTCGGGCGGGTCGGTCCCGATCACGGCCGTCTCGGGGCCGTCCGGGTGGCCTGCCCGCCAGATCTGGACTTTCGGATAGGCGAAGTCGGCGCCGTGGGCCTCAAGCGCCCCGACCAGCCGCTCGATGTGGTCTGGTGTGAGCGCCCGCTCGTCGTCGCACCAGGGCAGGAGGTACTCACCTCGCGCCAGCAGGTAGCCGACCGTCAGAGGGGCGACCCCGAACGAGTCGGGCGCCAGCCCCGACCAGTTCCGGCCCAGCTCGTGGTAGCGCAGATAGACGACTCGGCCGCGGCTCACGACCGACCCGTAGAGCGGGAGCTGGTTGAGGTCGGCGGCGGTGACCTCCTGCTTGGCGGAGCTGTCCCAGCCGTCGCTGACGATGATGTGTTCGAGCGGCCGGTAGGTCTGCTCGCGGACGTGCTCGATCGTCTCGGCCAGGAGCCCTGGCCGCTGCCAGGTCGGGGTGATGACGGAGACGAGCGGGCGGTCAGGCATCGTCGACGATCTCCCCTGGCGGCGCGGGCCGCTCGACCACGATCACGAACCCGCAGGTCGGGCACTTCGCCCGTGTGCCGACCTCAACGAGCCCGCCGAGATGCTCGAACCCGTTGGGCAGCGTCGTGACCCGGTGCTCTCGCCAGCGCTTCAGGGCGTCTCTCGAGCCGATCTCCCAGAGCGTCGCATCGCCCCGGGTGCTCGGACGGAAGCCTCTGGCCTTCCAGCGGAGGCCACCCTCGGTGTCGATCCGGGCGATCTCGTGGCTGCAGTGCGGGCAGAGCGCCCGCCGACCATCCTTGGCTGCGCGCGTCGTCGCCATCAGTACGACCTCCGCTTCAGGTCGGCCGGCAGTTCGTCGAACGCCCGCCAGCGTCGCCAGATCGCCCGGCCGACGATCCGCCAGAGCAGCGTCAGCAGGATGCCGAGCAGGACCCGCATCACCGGACGCCCCAGAAGGCCAGCAGCCCGGCGATGACGATGGCGGTGGCCAGGAAGAGCAGGACGATCCCGGCCGCGATGGGCTCGCGCTCGCGTCGACTCATGATGCTCGAGCTAGCTCCTCGTCGTCGTAGATCCCCAGCGCCCAGAGGGCGACCGGGTCCGGGCGGAACCGCCGCCGGGCCGTCGAGGCGGCGCCGGCCGGGGCGGCCCGCATGACGGCCTTGCCCCCAACCACCTGGATCGCGGTCCCGACGGCCGCGGTCGTCGCCAGGGGCGGCCCCATCCGGGCCTCGCCCGTCCGGCGGGGATAGCGGATCCGCGCTGATGCCGCGGCGGACGCCGGCGACCCGGACTGCGCGGCCAGGCCGTTCGCCCGGAGGCCGGCCTCAGCGAGAGCGTCGACCGCTGGCGCGGGGTTCGCGGCCAGGCCGTTCGCGCGCTGGGTGCCCGCGGCTGTGGCGGTCGACGCCGGGGCGGTGATCGCGGCTGCCCCGGCGATCCGCAGCTGGCCGAGCGCGGCTCCGGCCGCCGGCCGGCCGGAGCCGCCGGAGATCCGGCGCGCCCGGAAGACGAGCGCGACCGCACCGACGGATGAGGCGGCGGCCGTCGGTGCGGTCGCCTGGCCGGCGGCCCGTTGCGCGCCGGCGGCCTGGGCCGTAGCTGGAGCGGCCCCGGCGACGATCCCGGCGACGAACCGGATGCTCCCGGACGCGCGGGCCACCGCCGGGGCAGCCACAGCCACGCCTACTCCGACGATCTCCTCGAGCCGCTTCGGCAGGCCGCCGGTCACGCCGGGGAAGACGGTGACCGGCGGGATGACCTGACCGGCCCCCGCGGCGGTCGCCGGGGCGCCCGACCCGGTGTGGGCGCCGGTGTGTGCGCCCTCGGCTGCCTCGAGCAGCGAGCGCAGGTCGAGCAGCATTACCGGCCCCTCACTTCAAGAGCACCTCGCAGCCTCTGAAGATCGGGTCGTCGGTCGTGGTCGTCGCCTTCATCTGGACCTCGAGCCAGGACTCGCCGGTCGCCCAGGCCGGCAGAGACTGCCAGCCCGAGTCCAGCTCCTTCTCGGCGGCCGTACCCGCGTCCGAGCGGGTGTCGAGCACGTTGGCGTTGGTGACCTGATCGACCACCTGGATCGACTGGACCGACCCGCCGACGTTCTGGTAGTGGTAGATCACCCGGTACTGGGTCGATCCCGTGAAGTCGACCAGTTGGCGCTGGTTGTTCAGCCCGACGTTGTAGACGTCGACGAAGCTGTTGCCGATGTTCGAGAAGGTGCGCGGTTCCTGCCAGCGGGCGACCAGCCGGAAGGTCGGGCCGGAGGAGGATGAGGCGGGCTCGAAGAGCGGCATCGTCGCCTCCTACGTCGTCAACTCGGTTATCCGGGCGGCGCCGCTCGCGTCGCTGGCCCAGATCCCGTCGATGATCCCCGTGTAATTGAACGGCACCTCATAGTAGGCGCCGGCCGACATCTTGACGGTGAACGAGGTGGTCGAGGCAGTCGCTCCGAGCTTGACGTAGAGGGCGACGGTCGAGTCGTTGTAGATCGTCGCGCCCAGTCGGTTCGCGTTGGACGCCAGCAGCGTGGTGTTGCTGTTGGTGTCGTTGACGCTCGACTGCGCGGGCGTGGCGGCGCGCTGCTCCTTGACCGGCACGGCCGACTGGTCCGAGGCGACCGTGACGGCCAGGGAGTTGGCCATCGTCTTCTGGCCCAGTGAGGCCGGGATCTGGGCCAACAGGGCGCCGATGTCGCGGGAGATGGCCCGCAGCTTGGCCGAGAGGGATCCAGTGGCTCCGGCCGAGACGGCAGCGTCGGCGTTGGCCCCGAACGGGTCGAATGGCACCGAGGCCACGTCGACGTCGCCGATGTTGTTGGTGCCGGCCGGCAGGGCAGCGACGGGCGACACCTTCAGCCCACCGTTGTCCCCGAGTGTCGCCGGCAACCCGCCATTGAGGAGCTCCCGAAGGCGCTTCAGGACGGCGATGACGGAGCCGTTGGCGGTCGCGGCGGCGTCGGTGGTGGTGCCGATGGAGGCCGAATGCCCGTCGACCTGGGAGCCGACGAGATTCCGCCCGAAGAACGCCTCGAAGGTCGATATGCGGCGGATCGGCGTCTCGGCAGCGGAGCGGATGACGACGGCGGCCGAGCCGGAGGTGTAGGCCGAGGCGCGGACCCGGACCGCGCTAAATCCTGCGAGGTCGATCGTCCTGGCGACGTCCCAGAAGGTGCCGCCAGACTGCGTCACGTCGGTGACGTAGTCCACGTACCATTCCGAGAAGCAGGTGATCCAGACCCAGCCGGTGTCATCGGACGCCTTCCCCTCGAAGGTGACGGTCCCCACGAGCGTCCCGTTGATCGCGAAGACCGCGCCGGCATAGCCCTCGAGGTCGAGCTCGACGGTAGCGTTGAGCGCCCCGAGCGTGCCGGTCGCCTCGGAAACCTGGGCCCGCTGCTGGATGACCCCAGTGCCCGAGAGCAAGGTCCGCAGGCGCTTGAGGATGGCGATGACGCTGCCGGCACCGGTCGCCTCGGTGTCACCGGTATGACCGAGCGCCTCGTCGTAGCCGTTCGGGACGGAGCCCCTGACGATAGCGTAGGGCACCTTGCCGCCCGTGGCCCGTAGGCGGACGGCAAGCGAGCCGGCGTCGAGCGTGTCGTCGCCCAGTCGGACGCGGACGTGGGTCAGGCCGGCAACATCGGCACGGAAGACGGCGGCCCAGCCGCCGCCGTCGAAGTTCGAGAGCGGATACGTGACGATCGGCGCGTTGGACCAGAGCTCGAGGGTGTCCACGAACGACCAGTTGGTGCCGCCGTCAGCCGAGGCCTCGAAATAGGCGTTGGCACCGCCGGCGACGAGGCTGGCGTCGCCGCCGAGCTGGAGGACAGCGACGGCGTAGCCGGCCACGTCGAGCGTCGCTGCCGAATCGACGGCCGTGGCCGAGGTCCAGGTCGCCGTGACGTCGTCCGAGACCTCGGCCACGGTACGGGTGTGGGCGCGGCCCGAGGTGACGCGCTGGAGGCCGCTGTCGGTTGCGGTCTCGGGATCCGACGTGACCGTCTTCTGGAGGTAGACGACCTGACTGTCGGGGTCGGTCTGCTTGACGTTGCCGACTTTCTTGCCCGAGCCGTCGGCTGCAACTTGGACGTAGTCGTGATCGATGGGCACCGCTTACTCCGAGGCGGGAACGGTGTAGCTGAACGAGGAGACCGAGACGATCGCGTTCTGCTGGATGTTGGCGTTGTTCATCACCAGGTTGGCGTCGGATGTCCCGACGCTCCCGTCCATCACGGCCGTCGTGCCGTCGCTTTTCAGGGCCCGATACCACGTCGCCTCGCCGGTCGCGTCAGCTGATGTGTCCTGGGTGATGGCGTTGGCGGTGATGGTGCCGCCCGATGCTGCCCCGAAGGCCGGGTTGCCGAATCTGAGCTCGGCCAGCAGCGTCTGGGTGGTGACGGCGTCGTTGGCGGTGGCCGGGCGGGTCCCGCTGTAGAGGCGGAGGTAGCCGCTGGCTAAGAGCGCCGCCAGGGCATCGGCCTCGGCGTTGACGGCCGCAGTGCTTTTTCTGAGGTCGAGCGCCATCCTAGACCGCCTCCTCCTCGTGGTACTCGGTCGCGCCGACGACGCGCCCGTCCTCGTCGTACTCCAGGCGCTTGCGGATAGCCGTGCGCCGCTTGCCGTCCGGCAAGTAGACGTTGACGTTCGGGGGGCGCACGATCGGCGAAATCACGGCCGGCGCGGACATTTCGGACGTCTTGACGGCCCGGAGGCCGTTCTCGCGCTCATTTTCGTCGTTTTGCGCGGCCGGAGGACCGATCTGGGGCGCGGCCGGCGCGGCCAGAAGCTCGTCTCGGGGCACCCAGCGGCCGCCGACCTTGTGGCAGTCGCCGATCTCGGCCGGCAGGGGAGCTAAGCCGACCATCGCGCGGTACTCGTTCATCGAGACGGCGCCCGACTCGACGTCCTCGTTGGCGCGCTGGTGGAGGGCGTTCTCGTCCTCCTGGAGCGCCCGGACGCTCTTCAGGTCGGTCACGATGGCGTCGGCCCGGTTCTGGGAGAACTCCGGCAGGAGCTGGGCGTTCAGCTTGTCGTCACGAAGCCGCCAGAGCGGACTCAACGTCTGCTCGACGAACTGCTCGCGCACCTGTTCAAATGACGCGAAGTTGGAGGTCTGTTCGAGGCCGACAGACAAGCCGACGACGGCCGGCGGGACCCGCATGACGGCGGCGATGCGGGTCTCGGGGATCTGGTGGAGCGCTTTCAGGTTCAGCTGCTCGGGCGAGAAGCCGAACTGGGCCATCGTCGCGCCGTTCGAGAGCACGCCGACGTTGCCCCGGCCCTCGTTGCCGAAGGCGGCCGTGATCCGGGCCTTGATCCGCTCGGCCTTCTCCTCCTCGAGCGCCTTGTCGGGGGTCTGGACCACCAGACCAGGTACCCCATAATTTGAGAGAAGCGTTGTGGCGAAACGGCTCGCTTCATCGTCTGCACAAATGTGTCGCACTAATCGCTTGATCGGGGCCAGGCCCAGGCGGTGGTCGCGGTCGTCGACGCCGAGCCGGCCGTGGATCATGTCCGACCGCCGGATCGGGGCCCACTTGCCGGGCGCGTAGCTGAACTTGTACCAGTCGATCAGGTTGCCGGACCGCTCGTTGGTCATCGGGCGGATCAGCAGCGGCGAGCGCGGGACGAGCTGGACGACGTTCCCGTCGACCGGATCCCCCGCCCGGACCTTCTCGAGGTAGGCGTTGCCGTCGGAGTTGAGCGCCCAGGCCCACCAGAACCAGATCTCGGTCGCGGTCAGCTCGGGATGAGGGTGGTCGAGCAGGTCCTGGAGGTCGGCCAGCCGCCCGGTGGCGACCGGCAGGCGGTTGCCTCGCGGGTCACGGCGGAGCACCTGGAGCTCCGGCTCGAAGTAGGCCATGCTCAAGGCGAGCAGGCAGGCGACGACGGCCGAGTTGCCGTCGCCGCGGCCCCAGTACTCGCCGGTGAAGGCGGCCAATGCCTCGGCGGCGCCTGGGCCGTGAAAGAGCGGCGGGACGTACTCGGCGCCGTTGA